TTGCCCTCTTTAATTTATTAAGACGTTCTAAAAACATATCAAGCCCTTTAGAAATGCTAGTAAAAGAATCTGTATTGTCTTTGACAGCAGCTTCTTTAAAAAAACTTGCTAGATACACACGAGCTTTATTACTAAATACTCCTGAAAGTTTTAAAATATTTTCAAAATCACGTTTTGTATCGATACCATAACAGTCTTCATAGTCGATACTACATTTCTCAAACGGATTCTCCATATCCAGTTTGCTATAATAATCCTTAACATGCGCTACAACTCTTGCTTTATCAGTTCCTGGAATATCTACACCACCTCTAGCTCCTCGAAGTACTTGAGCAATTGCAAAAATAGCTCTCGGAACAGCAGTTAATTTACCATTAATTACATCCGCATACGGTAATTTATAGCCTTCGAAATTATCTGAGTTCTTGCTGTCATACCACATAAAAGCATTTTTATAACTAGCTGATGGGCTATCTTTAGAACCTGTAAAAGAACGAATCCTGGAAATAGCTTCTGACTTGCTCCATTCTCTACTTTTATCTGCTAACGGAAAGTCTTTAAATGGAGTAACCCCTTTAACAAAGTCAACAGTTGCATTTAAGTTAACTGGGCTACTCGCAATGGACACTTCTCGTAGCATGACATTATCTAAAACTCGCGCATTCTTGGATTTATCAAAATCAAAATCCCCCACACGACCGCTAATAGACATGTCAAACAATGCTTTTTGCTTCATTAAATAATAAATTTCTCTACCACGCTGAGTTCCGAAGTTTAATTCCCCTTTAACTTTCCAGTTCTTCCCTTCTTTGTGAACATCGTTTATGGGGAGAACGCCTACAGGAAGTTCGCTCATCATGTGATTGTAATATAAAGGAATTGGTTTATTTTTAGATTTAAATAATGCGATACTCTTATCAAATGCCGTAGGGGCTAATATATCTGCTTCTAAATCTTTGTCTTCAGTAGCCATTGATCCATAGAAGATTCCTTTTTCGACACCGTCTTCATCTTTTTCTATGTTTCCGAACTCATGGATGGGCCACGATTTTACAATAAAAGTTTCGTCTGACATTAAAACTCTCAATATAAGTTAATAAATATTCAAAGTATCGCATAAAAAAAATTAAATGCAACAATATTTTTAACTATCTTATTGATTTTTAACTATTTTTAGACCTATCAAGTCTAAAAAAGTCTGGTAGTACTCAAAAAAGACTTGACATACTTAAAAAAATAGTTAAAATAGTTGCATTATTAATTTGCAGGATATTATAATGCACGAAGAAACTAAAGATGGTATTTTAATTTGCTGTTTCTCAGCCATTGCTATCATCATTGCCGTAATATTAATCTGGGGCGGCGCAGCAATCTATAGAGACTACTCAGTATGGGCTCAGGGGAAAGAAGGGCAAGCAGAACTAGCAAAAGCAGATTGGAATCGTCAAATTACAGTAAGAGAAGCGAAAGCAAAAGAAGAAAGTTCAGCACTTTTGGCTCAAGCGGAAGTTAGAAGAGCAATTGGTGTCGCAAAGGCAAATAAAATTATCGGAGATAGCTTAAAAAAGAATGAAGCTTACTTACGCTATTTATGGATAAACAATCTTCACGAAGGTAAAAATCAAGTTATCTACGTACCAACCGAAACAAACTTGCCAATCTTAGAAGCGGGGAGGTTTCATAAAAAAAATGGATGAAATACCTAAATACTTAACTACAAAAGACGTAGCTATTTACTATAAAAACATTTTTACTAAAGATGCAGTAAAAAATTTATTTTACAATCGAAGATCTAATGGGCTAGCAAAGTACGTTAAAAAAGTAGGTAAAAAACGATTAGTAATAAAAACTGTAGATTTTGAAAAATGGTTGGAAAGCAAAGAAAAATAGAAACAAATAAGTAGACTTATAAGATTAAATTCTAAGAAATGAAAGACACCGAACAAAAAACAAATGGCACAGTTATGCGATTAGACAAAGAACGCCCATTCCCTGAATTAACTGATATTCCCGAGGGTTGGTATAAAAAAGATCATTGGATACTGCATGATAACTACGAAATGGGCGTTGCTATGATTCATGATTACCACACAAAAAACACAGTAAACTTCGCAATAGCAAATAAAATTACAGGTAAACACGAAGGAGCTTCTTTGCTTCCGTTTCGACATACTTCTTTAAAAAGCGCTATACAGCACATTACAGATAACTATAACGGTATAGAAAAGGAAATTATAAAATGAGACTACTTAGACTGCTGAAAAGGAAGAAATCTAAATTAGCCACAAAAAAAGGAGGGCTACCTCATTTTGAACCAAGCATTCCGATGCCTAAAGTTAGACCCCCTATAAAAGGAGAAACTATGATTAAAATACAAGACTGTTTTATTGCTATAAATAAGATAACCCATATAAGTACAAGAAATATAACCTCACCACTTCCTACCGCTCAAGGGACAGTTAGGACAGAACAATTTCCTACCGCTCAAGGGACAGTTAGGACAGAACAATGGGTTTTAGATATCACTTTTGCCAATGGATACCAATGCTTTTATTTTAAAACAGAAGTAGAAATAGAGGATGTTATTAAAGAAATTACAACTTGCCACAAGCGTTTTTTAACATGCCAGGGTAGGTTATTACGATCCTGGGGAAACGAAGTTTAAAAGATAAAAGACAACTCACATCGACAATTAATCACATTATCAAGCGTAGCGCCTAAAGACTGATCACCAGGATACATTAGCTGCTGACCACCAACATCGAATGGCTGTCTAAACGGTACTATCTGGCTATAAGCTTCAGCATGCATCTCTCTAACCAAAGCATCCCTCATTGTTATCCATTGTTTGTTGGGTATTTCCACAGCACCAGCATCAACTAAATGAAGAGCCTCTGCAAACTTAGTGTGTTCCGCAGGATTCTGCGTTTCTGTAATTGAAATTGTTGTAATTCTTGTATGAAAAGTTTTTACTAAGTTAACTCTTGCTTTTCTTGCTAAGGCAAGATTGGTTAAAACAATACCTGCTGCCAAAGCTTCTTTTTTAGCTTTTTGAAAAGCATTAAAAGCGTCTTTTTGCGTAGTTTCTGTAATTGTCTGAGAACTATCCGCTAGACGAATCTCGTTATGTACGTCCGTTCTTGATTTCAGATTATGCAAAATTGTACTATGATTATCAGGTTTGCCAATTTCGTTGACTAAATTACTATCAAATCTTTCAGAAACAATTTGATAATGAAATCTAAGTATCTTTTCTAATTTCTGTCTAAAAAAAACTAAATCAGGAATAAAAAGACCTGCACGAAATGCCTTACTATATTTATCAGCATAGTCACGAAATAACTTAAGTAACTTACGATATAAAAGTAGTTCCAGCGCTTTCTTTAACCTGACATTCGTCTGAGCTTTACGTAATTGCTTATCAGAAACCTTATTGTTGTGACGTATCATCATTTTCTAAAGATTGTGTTATAGGAATTAGGTTCGCTTCCTGATATAAAGTATTAACGCCCTCATCGCTGATCTGATTATAACCGAGAGCTTCACGTAATTCATTTTTAGTCAAAGCGTTTAACTTATTCTTACTAACTAGTATCTCGATGTTACGTGATTCCAATGCCGGTATTGTATTGCGATCATAGGATAATGTTAAATTTTGTAAATCAGGGTATCTAGGAGTTAAAAATAAGGTCATACTCGATAAGATATCGTTAAGCCACGGAAATACAGCATCGTCATAAAAAGCTTCTTGTGCTATATCCAAGTTAGCCATTGTCATCGTTTCAGAATTTACTTTAGGTTGTGGTATCTTCAACTTATTATAAATTGCAACTGTTAAACGTTTAGCGAGTTTTTCAAAATCCATATCCTTAGTTACAGCATAAGTTTGTACATAACGAGTATTCATAGCATTATCTAAAGCAAGTATCTTACCGGCATTAGCCTCCCCTGAATAATACTCATCTATGCTACTTTTAATCTTATCCATAGCTTCCTTGCTAAGCACGCTATCAAAAAACAAAATGCCACCTAGAGTCATACCACGCTTTAACACGCTTAAATTATGTACATTAGAAGCACAATACTGCTCTATCTCGTAAAATAGTGAGTTGAATATAGAATAGCCTTTAAGATTAAAAAAACTGTCTAGAAGATTTACCACAGAAAAGTGAATCAACTCCGAAGTCACTCCATCAATCTTAGCAGCATACCTTCCCAAAGCACGGTTATACATTATAATTGTATTTGCAAAATAAACGTCATAGCGATCAACGAAGCCGTCAACGCCCTGTAAAAGAGTAACAGATTGAGGAGGTATAACACGCAAAACACTGGGAACAGAATTAATGCCTCCTGCAGAATTAACCATAACGTAAGCATCCCCCGTTACAATTAAGAATTTCAAAAGCTGCTCCATAAACTTTTTATAAGAAACTCCTATGGACGGATTGTGAAGCAAATCAAGTACTGGGTGTTTAGCTATAAATTTTTTAGACAACTCATCATTCAAAACAATCTTAACATCCTTAGCAGCATTAACGACTCTATCTACCCCATCTGATAGAGGAGAGCATTTATTATACAAAGAAACAGCTACAGAAGCCGCTAAGTCAAAAGAATGCCGCCCAAGCAAAAAATTAACCAATGCCGTTCTAGGCATTCTTTCTGTCGGATCTTGTGTAGTCAAACTTTTTGCAACTATATTAGAAATCGTTTTAAATATATTCAATTTCAAAACCTCAATACCCTAGGAGCGCCGCTCCCATAGTGCCTCAAATAATTTAGCCCCATAGTAAGGCTATCAACTATATCATCATGTTTGCCATTTGGAAAGAGCGCGACTTCTTCCATAAAAGTCTCCAACCATGGCGCATTTCTAGGCAATCTAAGTTTGCCAGCCTCTATAATAGACGTCACTGCATGCGTCCTTGCTTCTTTATCCCTATCCACAGTTACAGGTTTTACAGGTAACAAAGTAGTTTCCCTTAATTCTTGAATTAAACTTTGTCCGCTAGCCGAATCTTCAATTATAATAGTATTCGGCTTAAATTCATCATTAAAATTTTTAGCCTTAGTTTTTAATTCGGGATAAGAAAGTCTCTCCTGACACATATGCATCACATAAAACGCATTCTCAGATATACCACATGTGATACATACAGAATAATCATTTCGCTGCCCTTTTTTAAATGCTGTATCCCAGCTCTGTAGCACCATACCTATTCTAGGGAGTGTATCATACAATTCAATCTGACTAGTTTTTATTATATTGCCCTCGACTAACTTAGGGCTTTGTTGATATTGAGACGCTGTATCAAACTTTCCCAATGATTTCTTTACAAGTTCTACCTCATCCCTATCCTTAACTTTAGGGCATAAAAGTTCATTCTCCACCTTTCTAGGATCAATAAATATAGAAGTCTTAGCCCTTCGCTTGGGATCAAACTCCATAGGCAACATTAAATGCTCTACGCCGTCCGTTTTCAACAAATCAAGTAACAAATTAGTAGGATCGTCCGCATGCAATCGTTGCATAATAAGTATAATAGACGTAGTCTTGCCTGCATTACGGCGAGTCATCAATGCTTTGGAAATTACATTATTGACATAACTTCGTTTAACCTTACTCCAAATATCTTTAGCATCCATAGGATCATCGATAATAATAATATCACCCCCATGCCCTGTAATATTACTATATGTAGAATAAATCTTACGATATCCTCCAGATAAATTCCTATAAAACATTTTCTCATTCTGCTTAGGATCAATAACAACTTTATCGCCCCACCTCTCCTGATACCAATCACAAGTCATAAGATTTCTAGCAAGCGTAGTTGACTCCAATGCCAAACCCTTACTTCGAGACCCTGTAAAAAATTTCTTTAATGGGTTATTTAGCCAAACCCACGGATGGTACGCCACGGATACAATCAGAGTTTTAAGACACCTCGGCGGAATGTTTATAATAAGATGTTTAATATTCCCATCGCATACAGCTTGCATATGGTCACAAACCGCTTCTATATGCCAAGAATCTATAAAATCTTCTGTGGCTATGAACGGCCAGGCTTTTTTAAAAAAATAATAAAAATTACGTTCACATCGTACTTTATCGACAGAATTGCTTAGCAATTGGCTATCATATTTAGAAATATCAATCATAAAAAAACAATAGCATAGCAAACCAAAAAATACAATAGTATTAACATCTTATAAAAAAAGCCCGATACAAAGTTATATCGGGCTTTAAAAAAATGAAGGATCTCTTTATGAAAAAAGTAATTCATTCTATCCTAAATAATAAAAATGTCAACTAAAAAATAATTAATAAAAGATTGACATATATAAGTTTGTATGCTACATTCTAACAAAATTCAACAAACAATCGGGCTACCAAAATGAATGAAATCAAAGACAACATAAATAGATATTTAACAATAAAACAATTCGCAACTAAGTTTGCGTCATTCTCAGAATCTACCCTAAGAAACCTATTATTTAAAAAAACCGATCCAGGATTCAATAAATGCATCAAGCGACTTGGCGGCAAAATTTATATAGACACTAAAACATTCTTTGAATGGATTGACTCTCAAAACAACTAAACATTTAACAAAGGAGACTTTATGAACAAAGCAGCTAAAGAATTACAAAAAAATTTCGCAAAAAACATGGCGCAGTTAATCACAGATAACAAAATAATTAGCAAAAACATGGCGCATGACCTAAAAACTACGTCCGCATGCATATCACAATTCAAGCATGGCAAGCACTTCCCACGCACTTTTCTGCTAAAACAAATAGCGGATTATTTCAAAGTCAGCGTAGACTACTTGCTTTCAAATAATAACTAGCGTCACATTGACTGCCAGTTTAACTTGACTTAAACCTATCTAAAAAACGATATCTTCTTATCTAAGTAAATTTGGTTATTTTTTGTACAATGTTAATGAAATTTACAAAATTCATAGGGGCACTAGATACGCACCCCTCCCCCCTATTTTACCTTTGACGATTTTAATATGTTTCACGTGGAACATCGTTAACGACGCCAACACAGTCAACACAGCCAACACAGCCAACACAGCCAACACAGCACGCCTTGTCTCACTCGTCCTCAGCGTTTACATCGTTTACATCGTTTACATCGTTTACATCGTTTACATCGTTTACGTTGTCACACACACCATCCACAATTTGTCGCGCTTGCGGAGTTGCAACTAGTGTTTCACGTGGAACATTGTGATTTTGTTTGATTATCTCATCAATTTTTGCAAGCGCAGCAGGCGGCAACTTCCTTAGCGCATCTTCAATTTCTGATTTCTTAGAAATATTAACATCAATAGATTTCAACGAATCGCCCCATCCGCGATGTGCTCCTTTTTTCTCTAAAAAAAATTTAATTGCAGGGAAAAATTGTTGCTCAACTAATTTATATAAAAAACTTTCAGCTCGATCAATCATCGCTTCTTTTGCTGCCTCGACTTCAAGCCTGAACCAAAAATCTGTGTTCAACCAGTCATAAAAAGTTTGTCGAGAAATTTTAGCGTCTTGTAAAATGTCGGAAACATTATAATTATGTTTTCTAATAAATTTTATGATTTGTTTTTTTCGAGCGTGTCTACGAGCTTGATTTCTTGGAGCTTTTAAGCAATATGGAGAATAGTTCGACTCTTTCTCCGGATCTAAACTCTGTAGCGCCTTCTCAATATTTGCATTTGCCATAAGTTATTGTTTTATATATAAATTTCAAAAAAATCACGTTTTCAACGCCTTTTTTATGTTTTTTACACGAAAAATCAAAGTTTTACACACTTTTTTGCACTTTTCAACACTTTTTCGTATGTTCCACGTGAAACGTTGTAACTCATTGATTTTAAAGAGGTTTTAAAATAAACTAAATATAATAAATAATTATAAATAATGATTGACAAATATAAAAAATTACTATATATTAATGAGTATAGTGATTAACAATAAATAATTATAAATAAAAGTTGACAAACAGAAAAAATTACTATATATTAGTAAGTATAACAATAAATAAAAGAATATTACAAAATATTGTTGACAAACATAAAAAATTGTAATATAATTAATTCAAGTTTTACATTTATTCCAGATTTTTTTACTGTCTACTGGCGCAGGAGATTAAGAAGTACTCAAGAAATGTAAAAAATCAGTAAAATCAGCAATTTAGCACATCAAGTTAAGTTGCTGATCATTTAAATAAAATTATTAAAATGAGGATTAAAATTATGAACGAAAAATTCACAACAAACGTCAAAGAATTTTACGAAAACAAGCAGTTAAAATCTGATTTTAACTACAACAAAGAAGACAAAGCCCACGGACTTTGCGAAGACTTTTACGAAAACGGGCAGCGTCAATCCAAATTCACTTGTAAAAACGGCGAGGAGCACGGACTTTGTCAATTCTGGCACGAAAACGGAAAATTAAAATTGAATTGCAGCTATGAAAATGGCAGAGAAAGCGGATTGTGCGAGATTTGGGACGAAAATGGAGATCTTCTATCAAGTTTCGATTTCAAAGCTAAAATTAAATAAATTTATCAATTAAAAATAGGATTAAAAATGAGCAAAAAATTAATTATAAAATTCAGTAAAATAATAACTGGATTTTGGGGAGAAAACGAAAAATCAGTAAAAATATATGATAATAAAATTCTTGTGAAAATTCCCGGAGATTTTAGAAAAAAAGACGGCAGTTTTAAATTTAAAATTTATCACTATAAAATTATTGGTAAAAAATGTGAAAAATTGAAATCTGAACTCCTACATGAAGATAATGAAGGCTGGGAATGGGAATTGATAATCTCAAATTACATTAATTACTAATTATAAACAAAACAACATAGTTAGTTTATATCGTCAACTGAGATATAAACAAAACAACATAGTTAGTTTATATCTCAGTTGACGATATAAACTAACTTTAAAAAAAGAGGATTAAAATTATGACTCACGAAGAATATATGGCAAGCCGAGGATTAACCACATTTCACGGGAAAGAGGGTAATTGCCCCGATTTGCACGAAAAGTTAAAAAAAATGGACTGCGATTTTGTAACTAGATTTTTTGCGATAAAAGAGTATCTATACAATTTCAACGCTAAAAATACTCGCAGATTCTGCACATGTTGTGGGAGAAGCTGGGCAAACATCGCTACATTAGACGATAAAGCGCTAGAAAAAATTATCGACTTATTACTCGAAAATAGAGACGAGTTTTGGTTTTCGAAAGATGACAAAACGAAATTTACATACGTAACTTTGATAGCAGCGATACACTATAAAAAATATGAGCTAATACAAAAATTATTAGCTAAAGAAGATTTTGACGTACACTACAAAAATTATGATTCTATTAAGCGTATGCACGAAGATTTCGGCGGCGATTGCGTAAGGTTTGAAGAGAGAGACGCGTACGATATTTTAGAGATTGCAAAATATTTTCCTGACGAGAAAGCAATCAAAATGATTGAAGAAAAAATTAACACACAAGCAAAACAGTAATGAAACATAAAGCAGATATTCAATATTAACATTCAAAAAATGAGGATTAAATATGAGCAGGTTATTAAAAACAACGTACGACTACGCAAAAGTCAATCTAGAAAGTAACGCTAAAACAGACTCACGCGATAGAGAACAAATCGCAAATTCGCTAGAAACGTCAATTGAAATTTACGATGCGCTACACACACTAGCTGATAAATATAAATACGATTTTCGCACACTTTGGAACTACGGATTTCCTGGAAACACAGAAGACGATAAAAAACTAGAGAAAGAGTTTTCTCAGCTCGTTTTAAAAAATATTAAACACACTGAAAAAAGCTACGGCTATGAATACGCAGATGATGATAACATTTTTTGGGGCATAACTGGTTTACCAATAAGTGAAATCAAAAAATGTGCTTACGAATTATAAACAAAACAACATAGTTAGTTTATATCTCGATTAGAGATATAAACTAACTATCAAAAAGAGGATTAAATATGAAATTTATTTTATTAGATTCAAAAAACAGAGAAGTAAAATATGCAGAATTTAAAGATTTGTTAGAAGAAGGACGAAAATTTATTGACGGGTATTTAGGCTGCGCAGGAGAAATTGACAGCAGGAATACTTTATATATTGACGATGAGGGATTGCTGAAAATAAATCATGATACAAATTGGCTATCAGTAAATAACATTGGGATTTTTGCTGGAAACGGGATAATTGCAGGATTGAACAGAGAAACAGGTGAAACAATTGATACAAATATTGATATTGATAATTTCTCAGAAAATATTGAATTCTTCGACAATCCACAATTGTTATCAGATATTTTTTTAAGCAAAATTAAAATGCTATAAAATGCTATAAAAGTAAATAAAATGGATTAACTTTGGCAGCTAGGGAACTAATCCTACCCACAAAAGATAGCTGCCTCCCACTTAAAAAGAGGATTAAAAAGATGAAAATTTCAGAAAATGCAAAAAAACTACTGGAGAATTTAGTAATATATAACGATTACGCTTATATCGAAGAAGAAATAATTTGTACGCTCGAAGATGCTCTTGAAAGAGCTTTCGACTCACAAGATCCGACTGAACGCGACAGCATAAATTTATATCTCGAAAGTCTAAAAGAAGATTGGTTTCGAGATGCAGAAAAAAAGAGAATTAGCGAGTATATACTCTCGGAAGGAAATGAAAATATAAGTACTTTAAATTTAGAATCACTTTTAGAACGTAGCACATATAAGCAATTAACAGAATGTGAGGATTTCTAAAAATGAACAGCAAGAAACAAACGACCACAATATAAGCATAAACAAACTTTAAAAAGAGGATTAAAAATGAGTATTATTTTAAATAAAGACAATTTCCCGGTCGCAAAACTCGCAGCGACCTACAAACCTGGAGCTTGCAAATACGCTTATTGCGTATGCGCAGAAAAACCAGCCACTAATATTAATCACAATTTAGTTAATGCACGCGCAGGCAAAATCACTAATGCGAAAAAGTGGGACGACTACAAAAAAAGCCACTTCGACAACCTGCCGTTCGCGGACGAAATAAATATACGCGAATTTTTAATTGGATCAACAGACAAGTTTTAAAATATTAATTGCCTCAAAAACAACTTTAAAAAGAGGATTAAATATGAACAATTTAGAAAAAGTTATACTGTTAAAAGATTTGAAAAGATTAAGAGCTTGCGAAGGTGGTTTAAAATATTTTAAAACGAATTTTCCGGACGGCGCACAGATTATAGATGTGATTGAGAAATTAGAAAAAGAGAAAATAACAACGGAGTGGATTTTTTGGCTTTGCAAAGCT